GCTATGGAGATTAAAGGTTAATGGCTTATATTGGAAATGACCCTTCACAACTAGGAGATTTTGTTCTCCTCGATAGTATTACAACTTCAGCAACTGCATCGTATACTTTACAAAAAGGCTCGGCAAATTTTACACCAACTTCAGCTAATCATCTTATTGTTAGTTTAAATGGAGTAACGCAAAGTCCACAAAATGCGTATACAGTTTCTGGAAGTACACTCACATTTTCCCAAGCCTTAACTAATCAAGATGTTATTGATTATATAATCTGCCTTGGAACAATCGGATACACACAAACTCCAGCTGATGACTCAGTAACTGGAGCAAAATTAAGCTCAAGTATTTATAGAGAAGGAATTTTAGTAAACTCATCAACACTTACAACAAATACAACTATTGCATCTGGAGAAAGAGGATTAGTTGCTGGGAATTATGCTGTAAATAGTGGAGTTACACTTACAATTAATGGGGAGTTAGTCATTGTCTAAGATATTTGTCGATCAAATAGAACCAAAAACTACTAATAGTACAATTAAATTTGGTCATAAACCATTTATCGTTGTTGGACATTTATCGAGTAATCAAACAACTACTCATAATGCATATACAAAGATAGCTTTTGATACAGCAAGAATTGATACCGATAGTGTTTTCGATACAATCAATAATAGATATCAACCTACGCAACACGGATATTATGAAATCTATGTTAATGCTTTTTTAACAACTCAAGTTAGTAGAAATATGTATCAGACTGTATTTATTTATAAAAATGGAAGTGCTTTAGGTAATGGTCTTGGCAGAGGCACTCACTCTATACAAACTGTTGGGTCAGGTGGTGGGTATGGTACATCATCTACTACCATAGTTGAGTTAAATGGAAGCACCGATTATATCGATTTTTCTCATTATCATTATGATTATACAAATACGACAACTGGTGAATTACAAGCAAGTGAAGCAAACTATTTTACTGCAAAATTATTGAAGGATTTATAATGTCTGGAATTATTAGTTCAACAAATGTTCATACAAGCAATATTAAATCGGCAACTGGAAATAGTGCAATAACGATAGCTGATGATGGAACTGTATCAGGTGTATCACCGATTGAAATAATATCAACAAACTCAGGTCAAACTGCCCAATCATTTATAGACGTAACATTACCAACGAATTCGTATTATTATATGTTTCATCTTGTAATGCTTGGAGTAATTCAATCAGCAACTGAAGATAATTATATGACATTTATGCAAAGTGGATCAGCAGTTACCGATAATGGTTATTACTCTTGGCAACGGATTGAACAAAATGCGAGTTCTAATGTATCAAATTTAGGTGGTGGTTCTAATAGTGATAGTAAAATACGATACAATGTTTATGCGATAGGTAATGCAGAGGCTGAAGAAAGCACCCTTGATATTAAAATATATGGCTCAACAGATAACAGTTTATATACAACTATGATGATGCACCGAATTGGTGAGCAACACGATGGAGATCAAAGTATTTCGTTTGCTGGTGGTCGATTAATTCAAAAGCAAGTTAATGATGGAGTACGATTAAGTAATGGTGGCAGTTCAACATTAACACACAAGGGATATACCTTGTGGGGATATAGGAAAACATTATGACCTCTACATTAAAAGTTGATAATATAAAACCTTCAAATGGAACTACATCTATTGCATTAGATAGTTCAGGGAATGTTACTTATCCAAATCAAGGGATGGTAAAAGTTTCAGCATCAAATACTGCACAAACTGGATTAACTTCATTTGAACTAGATTTACCAACTACTACTGATTTTATGTGCTTAAAATTATTTTTAAATGGATGCCGAAGTACAAGTTATTCTAATACTTATTGGGCAGTTCGGTATCGACAAGCATCTAATAGCACCTATTTTACAAGCAGTAATTATAGTATTCAAGGTCATTCAATGTACACGAATATGTCAGGTTCTAGTGGCATATTAAATTATGGAGATTTAACCAATGATTATGGAATTCTTAGTAAACAAGGATATGTGGGCAAGGCAGACTCAGCTGGTCGAGATGAAACGTCATATGAACTAACGATCTACGGAACAAATTTATCTGACCAATATTCACGGAATAAACATAGTTACACAATGCAATATTCTAATAATGGATATTTTTATGAAGGGTCAGGTTCAGTAGTTCTATTATCAAATGAGGTTGTAGATAAAATTAGGTTTTCAACCAATGTTGAAAGTCAATTTAGCCTTCGTTCCTATGGGTTATATAAGGTGATGGCATAATATGGCTTTAACAAGAGTAAACTTTGCTGGTCAAGGACAGAACGTACTTCAATCAAGTTCGATGCCTGTTGGTTCTGTCGTAGATGTAAGACATTATACTAACAGCACTAGAGCATCAGTATCGGCTGGTACAAGTGGAACACTATGGACATTTACTGATACTAAATCTCTTGGTACTGAAACATCAATTATTATACACGCAAACTTAATTGGTGCTGATGATTATAGTGGAGCAGTTGGAACATTTATAGAATATGGTGGTACTAAGGCATATTCAATTCAATACACATATGAGGGAAACGCATATTGCAAAATGCTTACTGGAACATCAAAAACAACTGGCAAATCTAGTGGTAGTCAAACAGTTACTATAGGATGGGATGTAGCAAGTGGTTCTAGTGGTTCACCATTTGTTACCCTTAATCCAAATTCAACTGATGATGCAAGATTTCATCAAACAGTTTCAACACTAGTTATTTATGAGATTAAGGTATGAGACAGGTACTACAGCCAGAATTAAAAGTTGAAATGGAACTCGAACAGCACGAAAAGGAATGTGCAATTCGATATGAGATGGTTAACAATAATTTAGCTCAACTCGACAAGAGACTTTGGAGACTTGAGGCAATTGTTATTGTCTCTAATCTGGCAGTCATTAGTTTAGTTATTTCATTGGTCTATCAAATATAATGGCAGTCGATGACAATCAAAATGTTGTAGTTAACAAATACAATCGATCCCAAATTCCTATCTTCGAGGAAGGCTTGGGAATTTACCTTCAAAACGAATTACAAAGAATAGAGAGAGCAATAGAACAATTAACAAACGCAAGTATTCAAGTAACAGATCAAGCTCCTACGAAGCCAATTAAGGGTTTAGTACGATACGCAATTTCTCCTTGGAATCCCCTTGGTAATGGGTTCTCAGGTTTAGTTGTTTATAATGGATCAGCTTGGGTTGCTGTATAAAATAAGGAAAAAATTTATGTCTGCAATATGGGGTCAAATTATTGGATCAGTTTTAGGGTCTAAGTTAGGTCGAAAAACTGCACAAGCTGATCAAAGTGCTATCGCTGAGATGAACCGAGCAAATAATGAAAAGTGGGATATGGGCAAGGGTCTATATGGTGATGCTTTAGGTAGAGCTAGAAATTACTTATCAAATATGACTCCAGTACAGGCAAGTGACTTCTATGCTGGTTTAAATCCTATGCAAACTGGTGGCTACAACTACTTAAATAGAATGGGTCAAAGTTTACAGCCAACAGCTCAAAACTTTTTAAATACTGGTGGTGGATTTGCTAATAATTATGCTGACTTATACAACAGAGCTGGACAAGATAATCTTCAAAATGCCATTGCCTACGCAACTGACCCATCAAACTATCAAGGTCTTGTTGATAGTGCTATGCGAGACGATGCGAGACAATTAACGGAAAGTACACTTCCAAACATAGACCTTAGTGCAAGTTCAACTGGAAATATGAATAGTAGCCGAGCTGGAACAGCTGATGCTATAGCTCGAAGAGCCTACGGAGATCGCTATGCTGATGTTACGAAATCAGTACAAGACAGCCTTATTGGAAGGTCACTCGCTAATCAACAAAGTCAATTTGGTAACTTAATGAATGCCAATACAGGATTATCCAATGTCTTTAATAGAGGATTTGGGATGATACCAACTCTAGCAAACTATCAAACGTCAGCTGGTGGAGCATATCAAAGTGATGCCCAAAAACAGTTAGATGCAACAAACCAAGCTCGACAATATCCAATGGATCAAATTCGATCAACTCTTGGATCAGTTGGAACTATTGCCTCACCAAATTACCAAGCCAATATGTATAACCCAAATATGGGTTCGGCATTAGGTGCTATGGGTGGATGGGGAGCTGGTGGTCAGTTTCAAAATGCCTTTAGTGGCTTTAACCCCTTTGGAAATTTATTTGGCACTCAGCCTACTGCTACTCCAAACGTAGGAGGTGGCTATGGGCAACTCGGTGGTTTTATGGGCTATCCTAGTTCTACTGGTTTTAGGTAATACGATGTTATGGCTCAAAATGATATTTTTGGGATTTTATCGAATTATAATTTAAAAAATAATTTACCATCCATACTCGATGCTATCCGTTTTACAGAAACTGGTGGAGAGGCTAATCCGTTACAGGCTGTTGGAAGTTCTGGTGAAGTCGGAGCTTATCAACTTTTACCAAAAATTTATAAAGACCCTAGAGGATATGGATTTGGAGTTCGTAAAGACATTACGGATGCTGATGCCCAAGACTATTGGAAGTCGAGAGGCATAGCCAAAGAACTTTTACAGGGTATGAAAAAATATAGAAACTATGACCTTGGTCAGCTCTTAGCTGGATATAACTGGGGTTCTGGTGACGTTGATAACTGGATAAAATCTGGTGGACAATTTGAAGACTTACCAGATACAACTCAAAACTATTTAACGAAAGTCGCAAAGAAATTACAGGAAAACTATGTTGACCCATTACGAGGTGATCAACTCAGTCAATTACAGGGTTATCCAGAAAGTAAGATGTTAGCTGGTGCTGGAGATATTAGTGAATACAGACCTCTTCCAGTTGGAAACAGTAACATCGACAAAGTAATGATGGCTCAAGCCCAAACACCCAAAACAGATAATCCCTTATGGAAAAGATTTTTGCCTGTTCAATCAGCCTACGGACAAACCCCAACAACTACATCAGGAAATACTAATATGAATATGTCTAATACCGATTTAATCCAAGAACGTATGCTACACGAGGCTGTTAGAGATGGAAAAACAACAGTAAGTCCAGATGGGTATATTATTACTGAGGCTGGTGAAGTCTCAGGTTTTGAATTTAATCCAAATTACTTTGGTGGTAATTTAACCAGCATTATTAATCCAAATGCTGGAACTTTAACCCAAGAAAATTACATTAACCAACCAGAAAATACTTTAAATCAAATGAACCAAAAAGCAACAGTTGCTGGTGGTAATTATGATACACAGGCAATTGATACTCGATTTAGTGGTTCTTACCCAGATCAAATTTATCCAGATGAAAAGTTTATGAGAATGCCAAACGTGAACGATATTAATCAATCCGTTATGGGTGATGCTTATGGTGGATTTGGAAATACTGCGAATGCATCGACTTTAAATAATCCCAACCTGTCTCCAGCATTACAAACTTACAATAACAACACTCGCCAAAATACACCCCTCTCCTCACCAACCACAAATGACTTAATGATAGGTAATAATGAAATGCTGATGAGAATGGCTGGAGAAGGTTTTCAAAATATGGGTCAAGGCAGTACAGCAAGTTTCGGTTCAGCTCTTGGTATGTATGGAGACATTAAAGATACAAATCGTGCAAATATGGTTCAGTTAGCTCAATCTCAGGCTGATGCTGGTATGAGTGATGATGACTTAGCCCAAATTGGTAAAATTGATGAAACTTTATTTGATATGGAGCGATCTTTAAACAATCTTGATACTAATAATTTAACTGGTTGGTTTACTGGAACTGTTGGTCGTGCTTGGGATTTATTTGATTGGAGTAAATCCTCTTCACGAAGAGAGGCTGGAAGATTACTTTTAAATAAACTTAAAGTTGATGATGCTTTGTTGAGAATTGCTCAAACTAAAGGTGCAATCTCAAATAAAGAAATGGATTTATTTTTATCTCCAGCTCCAAGTAATTTCGCTGATGAAGACGTTTGGAAGGCTTGGATACAGGATAGAATAGTTGCCCTTCGTGGAGTTCGTAATCGTTTATCAACTGGAATGTCTGTTGATCCGTCTCAACAAGCAACAAGTGGACAAGTTAATCAATTTAGTAGTGGAAATGTCATTAATAAAACTACTCCAACTGGAGTTAATTACTCCTACTCAACTAGTCCGTAACAAGAGAGATAATAGATGAATATTAATATCCAAGGAAGAAGTTTTACTATTCCAGATGGCTTGTCAGAAGCCCAAATAGAAAATGTTGTAAATGAAATTGCACTTAATGAGGGTTTAAAAGAAAGACAATCAGCTATAGGATTTTCCGTAGACCAAGCTCAAAAGATGGCTGGTCAAGGTATAGATGTTGTTGGTAGAATGACAGGTTCAGAGTTTCTGCAAAACGTGGGGCAGAACATAGTTGATAAACAAAACAGACAAATGGCTGAAGGTGGATATGAATCAATATATAAAGGTAGTTTAACCGATGCCTATAAAGATGGTGGGTTAAGTAACGTTGCTGGTTGGCTTGGAGAAAAGTCACAAGAAAATTTAGCATCTGCTGGATACGCAATTGTTGGTACTGGTGGTGCTATGATTGCAACAGCTTTTTCAGTTCCTTTAGGAATTGCTATTGGTGCTGGAACAGTAATTGGTAGTTTTTTGTTAGGAGCTGGTGAGACAGCTCTAGAAATGGAAGATAAAACAGGTGACTACAATGAATGGTTAGCTGGTGGTGGTGGAGCTTTAATAGCTGTTTTAGATAGATTTGGTGCTGGTAAAGTTGTTAAACCATTTGATCTTTATAAAATGTCAGGTGAAGACCTTATTAAAAAACTTGCTAAAGAAGGAAAGCCAGATGCTGGTAGAGCAGTTGGTAAATTTCTTGGTAAAACAGTTAAATCTGCTGGTATTGAAACTGGAACAGAGGCTACCCAGCAAGCTGTAACAATGTCAGCTACTGCATTAGAAGGTGGTGAATACACAGGACAAGAAATTGCAAACTCAATTATCGATGCTGGTGCATTAGGTGGAACTTTGGGTGGTGGAACATCTGTTGGTATTGATACTGCCTCAGCTGTTGGAAAAGGAATTAAAAAAGGCACAAAGGCTGTAACTGGTAAATTTGAAGGCTATAAAGCTGAAGATCAACAAGCTGGTGCAATGTTAGCAGAACGACTAAATAAACTTGCTATCGATAATAATTTTGACCTTCAAGATATTGATAAAACGTCTACAAAAGGTGCAAGAGAAACAGCTGACCAAGTTCACGTTGATATTGCTGTAGAAATGAAACAGCTTATACAAGATTTAAAAGACCGACTTGTTATTGATAAAGAAGGCATTGATACTATTGTAAAAGTTGCAGAGAAAGTACAAGCAAGTGCTGGATACAGAAAAGCCAGAAATAAAACAAAAAATATTGTCGGAAAAGCTGATCTTGACGCAGTAGAAAAATTAACTGGAGATACGTTTGAAGGTCAACAACTCCTCTCATTGATGAGGCAGTCAAATGAATTAACAAAGTTACACAACTCAGGCTATCAAGGTGGAGTATCGAAGTATACCGATTTATTGTCTCCGTTTGGTAGTCCAACTGGATATGACAAAGGGGCAATTGCTACAGAAAGAATATTAAGACCATTAGCAACTGGAGGTTTAGCACTACAAACTGGGGGTGCAACTCTACCAATACAAGTTGGTGCATCTTTAGCTGGAAGAGCAATTGATAAAGTTACTGGTCAGAGAAGTGTTTTAGATCAGTATGTAAAGGCAAATCTTGGGCAAGAAGGAATAACTCCAACAAGTGACTATTCTCTAAGAGAACAGGCAATCCAAGAAGAAGAACAACGAAAGCAAGACGAACTTGATCAACAACTTAAAACTGAGCAAGGAAGACAAGCCTTAGAAATTTCACGAATTAATAGTCTTAATAGTAATGTAAATCCTCAATTTGGAATTTATGAAAAATTAAATCAAATGGGTTTACTTCCAAGTGAGTGGAGAAAAGGATTAGATATTCTTTTGAAAGAAGGAAGTATTACTCAAGCACAGTATGATACAATGCTAAGTGACCCTCTTAGTTTAAGACAAGAAGACCAAGGTTACTTAGTAATTCTAAATGAATTAAATAGACTTGCTCAACTCAATCAAATCCGTGCAGTAAATCCAACAAATCCAGTTACTCCGTCAAACGAACAAACAACGTCACAACCACAACAACAGCAGATTACACAACAGCAAACTACTCCAGTTGATCCTTTAGCTCTTGCAAAAAGAGAGGCTGGTATTGAGTCAAATAGACTTGAGAGAGAGGCAATAAGACAGGGTATTAATGAGGCACAAAATGTCTCACCAACAGATAAAGCTATAATGAATACAGTCCTTGATGAATTAGGATTAAATCTTGGAGAATTTCCTGTAGAAACTGCTGAAGGAATTCGAGGAAAATATTTAACGAAGCTCCAAGATAAAAATGTTATGACTGCGATTGATCCATACATTAATCGTATTAAAAGACAGCAAAGGCAGTCTACAGATGAATACAGAAGTCTTCGTAATCCAGATGATAAACCACCAAAAAGAAAACTTAGAGAAATTGCAGAAATTCTTGAAAAAGAACAATTTGAAAGATATGGCAGACCTCTTGATCCAATTAACAACCAAGAGGATTTTGATGAGATTGTTAAAACTTTAACAGAAGATGCTCAATCAGAATTAGATAACGATCCTAGTGTTTATAATTGGTATGATGAGGATGTTGCTCAAGCAATTGAAACTGCAAAAAAATCGTTACCAGAATTAACTGAAAATCCTAATAATGAAAAGCTACTGCTTCTATTAACAGCATTAACTTCAATTGGTGAAAAACCAAAATTAAATTTTAGACAAGGTGGAGTTTTAGCTCTTCATTATTTTGAAACTAAAAATACTAAAAATAGACCTGTTATTGGTACAGAAGTTGAAATTTATAATAAAAAAGCAAAGAAAAATGAAAAAAGAATTGTAAACCCAGCAACCGATAAAATTCTTGGTTTTAAAGGTAAGTCAAAAGAAACTGGTTTATTTATTTTACAGCATATGCTCGACACTATGGGTTTAGATGCCACTTTTGATTGGCTTCACTCCGAAAAAACTAAAAAAGAAATTGATGATATGAGAGCAAGTGCTGGTTTTGGGAAACAAGCTAAAATTCTTGGTGGAATGAATGAAGTAGTTCCAGCAGTTTATATGTTTGGGCAAAAGGTTGCTCCATTTTACTTAAACTTAATTGGTGTTAATGACGTAACAGTTGATTTATGGGCATCAAGAAATATCCGAAGATTAACTGGTAAATTAAGAAATCCACTTTATGATGACAGTAAGGCAAGAGTATTAGATAAAAGAAGTGGCAAATATGTAAATAAAAATAAAGCATCTGAATTAATTGATAGTCCTACAGCTTCGGAGCTACCAACCTTTAAAAGAATATTTGAAGAAGTTGGTAAAAATTTAAAAGATGTTAATGGGAATTCATTATCTCCACAATCGGCACAAGCAGTCTTGTGGAAATTTGAACAAGAACTATATAATGATCTAGGAGGAGATTTTAAACATGAAAAGTTCAGCGAAGGGGCAGTTGCATTCACCGAAAAAGAATTCAAAACTTATGAGCAAAGATACGGCTTTACTCGTCAAAGGGATGCACCAACTCCAAATGATGCAACATCAGAAATTAATGAAGAAAAAGGAATTGAACCAATCCTTACAATCCCCAACGTCAGAGACACAGGATCAGACGAAAGGTATTTTAGAAAACAAGTAGAGGATTTAGCCAAAGGCAAAAATCCAGAAAAACTATTTGAGATTATCCAAGGTATGGATATGGATGGTCGTGAGTTTTCTACAAGAGTAGTTAATGGTCTAAATGGAAAAGGCATTTCTAACGAAGACTTAATTGGATTACTTCCTCTTTTAAAACTATCTTTTAAATATTTAACGGACAATTCTAGTCGAGGTAGATATACAACATCTTCAAATGGTGATAATGTAATTTCTGTTAATCCAAATGTTGAAAATCGATCAAGCAAAGAAAGAACTTTTCGTGATGTTTTTCTTCACGAATTTGCTCATCATCTTGAAGCAAATACAAATGTCCGTAACTTTATAGATGTTTTAACTTCAATAGAATTTAATGTAAAAGAGAACACAATGCTTTCATCGCTTTCGTCTTCAAAAGCTCAAAGACAGCTTGTCAATGAGATTGTCGCTGTTTCGGTTGCAAATAGAAAACAAGACTTTCAAAATTTATTTAATCAGGCAGATGCATTTGAACAACTCGCCAATTCAAAGGGATTTAGTTTAGGATTAAAATTTCAAAATATTGGTGATGCTCCTATTTTACAAAAGCCATCTGTTGAAGACATAATAAATGCTAGAAGAAGATTTTCTATTGGATTACCAAAAAAAGTTCAAAATGATTTTAGAGGTTTTTTAGAACGCATTGACTATTATTATTCAGCTCCAGAACTTGGTGCAGAGGCAATTGCAAACTATTTAAAAAACCCAAAATTATTTAAAAAGCAATATCCGAACCTTGCCAAAACTTTAAGAGATGTTTTAAATCAGTCCGAATTTAAGAATTATCTTATCTTTAATACACTTGCTGGATTGATAACTGGTGGCACATTAATGGCTCTTCTATCGCCCTCAGACGATGATGAGAGGGGTGTTTTTAACTTTGGTAGTGGAATGTTGTCGGCATAATGAATGAGAGACCCCTTAAAAATGATGAAAAAACAACGTCAAAAGCTACCTACGAAGGTAGGAAAAGGCAGTCATCCCCAACGAAAACCGAAGAACAATTATTTTTCAAATTTGATGACTACCCCAGAAGGAAGAGAACTTCGTAAGAAGTGGTCACAAAATAAAAACCCAAATATTAAACGAGGAAGACCGAAAGGAGTACCAGATGGTTTTACAAATGAAACGATCATACCCATCCGAGAAAAAGCAAAACAAGAAGCGAAAAAGGTAATTGAAATTATGGCAGATCAAATTGAAGATGATTTTTCAAAAGAGGCATTACAGACAGCAGTCGAAATTATGCGAATGCCGAATGACACACGCAGTCGTATCGCATCAGCTCGATTGGTTTTAGATTTTACAAAATCAAAGCCTGTAGCAAAATCAGAAATTGCAGTTGCTAAAGCTGAAGAATTTTTAGCAAGTTTATTAGATAATGAGGAAGAGCAAAATGGACAAGAGGTTACTGAAAGTTCGAAAGAAACTTTATAACGATTTCCCATTTTACTCTAAATCATCTTTAAAGATCAGAACCAAAAAAGGTGACATTCAAAATTTAAAGCTAAATCCAGCCCAAATAATTTTACAGAATGCTGTGAGTAAACAGCTAAAGACTGAGCAAAAAATAAGGATAATTATTTTAAAGGCTCGTCAGCAAGGTCTAAGTACTTATGTGGGAGCATACTTATACTTTAGTGTATCGCAAAACAGGGCAAAGAAGGCGATGGTGATTACGCATCACGCAGACAGCACCAGAGCTTTATTTGATATGACAAAAAGATTTCACGAAAATTGCCCTGAGATTTTAAAACCTAACACGAAATATAGTTCGAGAAGGGAGTTATCTTTTGATCAACTTGACTCAAGTTTTATGGTCGCTACGTCTGGTGGTGAGGCAGTCGGAAGAGGAGAAACTATCTCCGATCTCCACGCATCAGAATTGGCTTTCTGGAATAAATCAACAGCTCAGGAAAATTTTAATGGCTTGTTACAAGCTGTTCCGAATGCTCCTAATACGTCTATATTTATCGAAAGTACAGCGAATGGCTTAAACGGAGTTTTTTACGATATTTGGAAGGGAGCTTGTGATGGAAGTAATGGATTTATTCCTGTGTTTATACCTTGGTTTACTGATCCAGAGTATCGAGTATCTGTAACCAAAAAGTTTGAAAGAACTCCAGAAGAAAAAGAGTTAGTTAAAAAATTTAAATTGGATGATGAACAGCTAATGTTCAGAAGACAAAAGATTGCTCAAAATGGCTATGACCTATTTAGGCAAGAGTATCCTTCTGAACCAGATGAGGCATTTTTAACAACTGGTAGACCAGTTTTTAATCCAGAACAACTAACCAAATTAATATCAACCACTAGGGATGTAGAGCAAAGATTAGCTTTAGAAGATAATAACTTTGAGAATAATCCTAGAGGTGAACTGACAGTTTATAGAAAGCACGATGAAGGAGAGCAGTATGTCATTGGGTCAGATATTGCTATGGGTATTCGAAACGGAGACTACTCCGTTGCCCAAGTCCTCGACTCCAAAAAAAGGCAAGTTGCTGTTTGGCGAGGTCAAGTCCACCCAGACTATATGGCTGAAGTATTATTTGCTTTGGGCAAGTATTACAATATGGCTTTTATTATAGTTGAAAATAACTCTCACGGAATTTTAACGTGTACACGACTTGGTAAGGATTTTAATTATCCTAATTTTTATACTGAAGTCCAACACGATAAAATTACCGATAGAGAAACAGTAAAACTTGGGTTTACGACAACAGTAAAAACAAAGCCTCTCATTATTGATCAACTTCGAGCATCGATGAGAGAAACAGAACTAGAGTTAAACGATAAAACAACAATCAGAGAAATGCTGTCTTACATTGTTACCGAAACTGGATCAATGGAAGCCGAATCAGGGTGTTTTGATGATTGTGTAATGTCCTTGGCTTTAGCTAACTATGTCCACGAAGGTGCGTGGCAACCAATAGAGAGTACAGATGAATATTACATTGAGGTTATTTAATGGCTGATAAATCAGACTATAAAAAAATGGATGAGAACGATATCATAAAGGCAGTTGAAGTTAATATTAAATCAAGTGTTGGATATTATGATAGTCAACTATCCAGAGAAAGAAAAAGAGTTACCGAATACTACAACGGAAGCCTACCAAGACCAGCTCACGATGGGAATAGTCGTTACATCTCTCAAGATGTTTATGATAGTGTAGAGGCTCTTAAATCGGCTTTATTAGAGACATTTTCAGCTGGTAATAAAATCATACGATTTGCACCACAAAATGCTGATGACGTTAAAATGGCAGATGTTTGTTCGGAGTATACCGACTATGTAATGTTTAGACAAAATGACCTCTATAAAGTTATGTCTACTGTTATTCACGATGGCTTAACCTCAAGAGTTGGAGTTGCAAAAGTTTACTGGGATCAGAGAGAAGATGTTTCTCCTCAAGAATTTAGTAACTTAACTCAAGATGAACTGGATATGGTTCTGGCTGAAGAAGGTATGGAAGTTGGTGAAACAACAACTAATGAATTAGGATTAGTATCTGGTACATTATTTGAAACAAGAGACGTTAGCCAAGTTGCAATTGAGGCAATAGCCCCAGAAGAATTTATCATTGAACCCCAAGCAAAAGACTTAAAAAATACAAATTTCTCAGCTCATAGAACAATGAAAACTCTAACAGAAATTAGAGCTATGGGTTACCCAGAAGATAAAATTAAAGATATTGGTAGTTCCGAAGATATTGAATATGAAACTGATCCAGAAGTTCTTGCTCGATTTGAAACTATTGGAGCTGACCGAGGATTTAATGCCTCTGGATACCAAGACCAAGTTCGTTCTATTATGTGCTATGAGTGTTACATAATGCTCGATGTTGAAGGAACAGGTGAGGCAAAACTTCATAAAATTATTAAAGCTGGAAACGTCTTATTAGATATGGAAGAAGTTGAGAGAAGACCATTTATTACGTTCTCCCCTCTTCCTATTCCCCATTCGTTTTATGGGTCAAACTTTGCTGAAAAGATTATAGCTACACAAAATGCCAGAACGATTTTAACTCGATCAATTTTGGATCACGCAACAATTACAAACAACCCAAGATATATGGTTGTTAAAGGCAGTTTATCTAATCCAAGAGAAGTTATTGATAATAGAGTTGGTGGTCTAATTAATGTAACTCGCCCAGATGCCATTGCTCCAATGCCACAGGCATCACTTAACCCATTTATATTCCAGACACTTCAGCTGTTAGATGAAGATAAAGAGCAGTTTACTGGAGTATCAAAACTATCTCAGGGTTTAAATAAAGATGCATTAAGTAAACAAAATTCTGCATCTATGGTTGAACAGTTGGCAACGATGTCTCAGCAACGTCAAAAGATTATTGCGAGAAACTTTGCTAATCAATTTGTTAAGCCCCTTTTCCACGAAGTATATCGATTATGTGTTGAAAACGAAGACTATAATAAAGTTGTCGAATTAGCTGGTGACTTTGTTGAAATTAATCCTTCACAATGGGAAGACAAAAGAGATGTAACTATTGAATTAAAGTTAGGTTACACCGAGCAAGAAAGAGAAAGTCAAAAGTATTTACAGCTTCACGCATTATTTGCTCAAGACCCATCTCTACAGCCTATGTATCAACTCCCTAATCGCTATGCCTTAATGAAACAAACTTTAGAACACCAAGGCATCAAAAATGTTGAGGAGTACTTAACACCCCCAGAGAAATTACCTGAGCCACAACCTGATCCTAATCAGCAGATGCAAATGCAAATGGCTCAGAAACAGATTGAGCTACAAGAAAGACAAGCTCAATTATCGGAGATGAAAGCTCAAATGGATGGTCAATTCCAACAAATGAAATTAGAGCTTGAGAGAATGAAAGCTCAGTCTCAACACGCAATTCAATCCGATAAACAAACCCTAAATGAAGAACAGCTAGAGCATAAACGTGAAATCGATAAAGCTGAACTAGAAGTTCTTAAGAAAACAGATGATGTAAGAGGAATTGCATCACCAACTGGATAAAGGAGACACTATGTCTAATGAAAAAGAAGAGCAATTACTCGATCTTGGAAACGATGCCGATACCTTATTAAAGAATAAAGTTTTTAATAAAACAGTTAATCAACTGGTTGAGGGTACGTTTCAATCTTTTGTAAATTCTAAACCAGAAGAAAAAGAAGTTCGAGAGAAGACCTATGCTCATTACCGAGCATTAGTTGATATCATTAATACTCTACAACAGCGAGTATCCGTAAAAGATGAGATCAATCGAAAAAAAGGAGAGGAAGAAATCGAAAAAGATGAGCAAAAAAGTGACAACAACATTGAGGAGTAAGCTCTATGAATAACGAGCAAAATAACATCTCACCAGCTGAACCCCAGTTAAAAAACTTAACTGTGGATGAAGCATCCGAAAGCATACTGGCACGTTGGACTGACGATAGTAAAAATCCATCAGACAATGAGACAGAGCAAACTGAAAATGAACCTAAAGAGACCGAGGAACAGGATCAGTCAAATGATGATAACAAAGAAAGTGAAATTGATGAAGAACTTGAGAAAGACCCTTCTGAAGATACAGAAGAACTATCAGACGATGATGATCAAGATACAGATGCATCTTCTGGGGATAGAGATATCTCCGATGATGATCAAATTGAAATTATTGTTGATGGAGAAACTGAGAAGGTATCAATCAAAAGTCTTAAAAGATTACACGGACAGGAGTCATCACTTACTAGAAAGTCTCAAGAAGTCGCTCGGCAGAGAAAAGAAGCTGAAGAAGTAACTTCAAAATCACAAATAGTTTTAGATGCAATGTTAAAAAAGGCTGAAGAAAAGTATAAGCCTTATAAAGAAGTTGATATGCTTCTCGCTAGTAAAACTATGAATAGTGCTGACTTCGCACAACTACGAAAAGAAAGTCAAAGTGCTTACGAAGACTATAACTTTTTAACAAACGAAGCTCAAAAACTTTATCAAGATGTACAGGAGCAACAAAAGATTGCTCTTCAAAATCAAGCTAAAGATGCAGTTAAAGTATTACAGGAAACTGTTCCGAATTGGTCTAATAACCTCTACAATGACATAAGAGGATATGCCATAGGACAAGGTTTTGAAGAAGGTGAGGTTAACAATTACGTTGACCCAAAAGTAATACAAATACTGAATAAAGCTCGTTTATATGATGAAGGTAAAAAAGTAGCCAATATTAAAAAGGCAAATCCTACAGCTAAAAAAGTTTTAAAGTCTAAGAAAGCTCCTCCGACTGCACAAAATCGTAAAAATGCTGACTTAAAAAATCTAAGAAAGCAAATGCGAACCAGTACAGATTTAGATGATATTTCTAATGTTCTCTTATCTCGTTGGGAAAAATAATAACTTTCAACTGATGGAGAAAATCCTATGAGTTTATACTCAACATATGATCAGGTAGGTTTAAAGGAAGACGTAAGTGATATTATTACTGACATCTCTCCTACTGATACTCCGTTTTTCACAATGGTGAAATCGGACAAAGTAAACGCAAGAGTATTTAGCTGGCAAGAAGATAGTTTGGCAAGTAGTGCTGATAATAAAGCAATCGAGGGTGCTGATGCATCAATGGCTACGTTATCAGCTACAACGTTGCGAACTAACAATACTCAAATCTTAACCAAAGCCTTTCAAGTAAGTGCGACTGCTGATGCTGTAGCCACATACGGAAGAGCCAAAGAAACTAGCTATCAACTTGGTAAAGCCTTAAAGGAAATCAAAAGAGACCTAGAACACGCATACGTTGGTCAATCTAATGTTGCTGTTACTGGTAATGATAGTAGTACTGCTAGAGAAATGGCATCTGCTGACCAACAAATTTCAACTACTGTTGATGCTGGTTCTAATTCAACTGATGCACTTACTGAAGCAAAGTTACTTACTTTAGGTCAAAATTGTTTTGAAAATGGTTCAGACCCATCTGTGTTTATGATTAAACCAGCTGACTCAACAATTGTTGCTGGGTTTACTGGAGCATCTGGTAGATACAGAAATTTCAATGACGATAACAGAACACTCGTGAATGTGGTTGATTTATATGTTAGTCCATTCGGAACGTATAAGATTGTTTTAAATAGACATCAACTATCTACTCTTGGATTTCTTGTTGATCCAGCTATGTTTAGATCGTGTGTTCTTAGACCTTTTAGCCGAACTTTATTAGCAAAATCAGGCGATAGCGACAAACATTATGTTGTCGGAGAATACTCACTTAAGCATATGAATTTTGCCGATAGTGGAATGATTACTGGCTTATCGTAAGTTAGATAACAAATAAAGTGGTGGTAGGGGTTAATTGCTCTCCTTACCCTACCACTACTTATTCTTATTATTATGACTTGGGTATTAATCGTAATTTATTTTGGTGTTGAACAGCCAAGAGTAAAATTTGATGACGTAGTTCTATGTCTAAAATACGCAAGGGCATTAACAGCTCAATCTTATTATGTAGCGAAAGCTGGAGAAGAACTTCCAGTTCAAAGTTACTGCATACCCCAACCATCAAAAAAATAGAGGAGATGACTTTGACAAAAAAAGGTATCGAAAAACTTTACCAAACCAATTCACTTTTAGAAGGAAGACTAATTGAAGTTGATAGTGACAATTCCTTTAGTGGTTCACTTGGTGAAGACGATAAATTACTAAAACAAAAATCTAAGCCATTAACATTTGGAGAGTGGATAGATTTAAAATTGAAAGAATGGCTATGACTAAAAAAACAAATCTTTTCGATATAAATACGCAATATGGTGAAAATGCTGATGGTGTATTTAGAAAACATTCCCAAGAAATTCCAAGTTGGCATTTAGATAGTCTTAAAGACCAGCGATATGAAATGACCAATAAAAGAGAAGGTGAATTTATGAGGGTAGCCTCTATTCCAACTTCTGTCGTAGAGCAATGGATTAGACAGGGATACAACATTTATGAAATGTCTGGAAAAGAGATAATTAAAAAATTAAAAGCTGATAATCTTGATGCTTTTCTCACAACAAATAAACAACTGAACTAGAGGTCAAAATGAATTATGGGAATTTAAAAACTCAATTTAATAACGTTTTAAATCGTACTGACATTACTTCCGATTTAACGACTACATTTATTGATCAAGGCATTTCAAGAATTCAGAGATCACTTAGAACTCCGTTAAATGAAAAGCAGTATAATTATACAATTTCTTCTTTAACTGCCTCGGTAACTTTACCTTCAGACTTTTTAGAAATTATTAATTTATATTATTCTCATAATGCAATTACTAGAATTCCAATGTCTAAGTTTCGCTCATTAAATGCGAATAACTATTCTGGTAATCCAATTAACTTTACAAGACAGCAGTCTAATATTTTATTATTTCCTCAGCCTAGCTCAGGAACATTAGTCCTAGATTATTATGGTGAGTTTGATGCTATGTCAGCTGATAGTGACGAAAATGCATTAGCTAAAGTTGGATCGGATTTAATTATTTATGCTGGGTTAACTTTTGCATCCGATTATTTTCTCGATGAGAGAGGTCAATTATTTGAGGCAAAATACAATCAGTTTTTAAATGAAATTCAAGAACAAGCCAATGATCAAGAGATGAATGGTGGAACGCAAACAATACAACACTCCTATACCTATACTGATTATCAAGATAGCTATAGTCCAAACCAAGTGACGTAATATGGCAAACTCTTCATTTTTTAAAAGTAGTGGAACAAGCTCTACAACCGAAGATACAATTCAAGGTCATATTACTAATGCTGAAAACCAAGTTACATTAGCAACAAGCCAAGTCGCATTAGCTACAGCTCAGGTTGCTCTTGCATCTGACCATAGAGACGATGCATCAAAGTATGCAATTACTCCAAGTGGAAATTCATTTACCTTAACATCAACAAATGGATCAACTTCTGGATTATACTCAGCTCTTCACTATGCAACTCAAGCTCAAACTACAGCAAATTCTATTGGAACTTTAGATAGCTTATCGGATGTTACAATTACTTCCGTAGCAAATGATGAAGTTATTTCTTATGATAATGTTACTGGTAAATTTATAAATCAAACACCAGCTGAGGCTGGTTTATTAACTGCAAACCAATCAATAACATTAACTGGTGATGCTACTGGAAGTGGAACTACGTCTATTGCTGTTACTATTCAAGATGACAGCCATAATCATACAATAGCAAATGTCGATGACTTACAGTCTACTCTTGATGGCAAAGTCTCAGCCTCAAGTCCAACGTTAACTGGAACTCCTATTGCACCGACTGCCTCGTCTTCAACTAATACAACTCAAATCGCTACTACTGCTTTTGTGCAAACTGCAATTACCAACTTAGTCGATAGTTCCCCTTCAGCTCTTAATACTTTAAATGAATTAGCATCGGCTATTGGTGATGATGCAAATTTTTCAACAACAATAAATAACTCTTTAGCAACAAAAGCTCCTTTGGCATCTCCAACCTTAACTGGAGACCCTGTAGCCCCTACTCAAAGTGCTGGAGATAACTCAACTAAATTAGCCACCACAGCCTTTGTAACGACTGCAACTGGTGCATCTGACCCAATACCTATGGCAATAGCTTTAGGATAAACAGGAGAAAATATGGATATAGCAAAACTAAAAGAAACGTTAATTATAGATGAAGGTCTAAAATTAAAATTGTACTTAGATCACTTAAAAATCGAAACAATTGGAGTTGGTAGAAATCTTCGCCACCGAGGAATATCTGAAGAAACAGCAATGCAAATGCTTGATGAAGATATTGAAATTGTTCAACACGAATTATCTCAGAATTTACCTTTCTATGATGAAATGCCAGAGGCAGTTCAATTAGCATTATGTAACCTTTGTTTTAATATGGGTATTTCACGATTATTACAATTTAAGAAAACCCTTCAACATTTAAAAAATAAAGAATTTGGAAAAGCCTCAGATGAGCTTTTAGATAGTCGCTACGCAACGCAACTTCCAAATCGCTCGAAAAGAGTAGCTGACTTAATTAGGAGTGCCGAATGATAGGAGCTATAGTAACTGGTGTATCAAATATTGCGACTAGCTTTATTGATGCAAGAAAAGAAAAAGCCAAACAAAAATCTCAAATTGAACAAGCTAAAGTTAAAGCTCAAATTACTCGAATTGAAAAATCAATAGATGCCGAAAGTAACTATGACTTAGAGGCTCTTCGTCAAACTCAGTATAGCTATAAAGATGAACTGGCTTTAATTATTATACTTGCACCATTTATTGGATCGTTTTTGCCTTGGACACAAGAGTATGTAGCAAAAGGATGGGTACATTTAAATGAACACGCCCCTGATTGGTATACCTACGCATTTTTAGGAGCAATAGGTGCTTCTATGGGAATACGTTGGGCAGTATCTGGTTTCTTTAGTAAAAAATAAATATGATAGCCGAATTAGTTGCCATTAATTCTGCGTATGCAGTTGTAAAAACTGCTATCGGAAATGGTGCTGAAATCGGCAGTATTGCCAATAAGATTGGAAAATGGGTTGGATTAGTCGAACAGGCTGAAAGCCAACATCGAAAAGAAAGATCAAAAAAAGGAGCTTCCTCTGGTGAATTAGAAGAAGCCCTTTCAACTTGGCAAACAGTAAAAGCCATTAAAGAACAAGAAACAGATTTAAAAAATATGATTATTGCTCAAACTGGCAATATGAATGCTTGGAATGAAATTGTTCAGATTAGAACAAACTTGAGGAAGGAAAAATTAGCGAGAAAGAAAAAGATTGAGGATCGTAGAAGAAAAATCTCTCAAAATATTCAAACCTTCTCAATGATAGTAATTTTAGTAATAATTGTTATGATGGTAGTCACATTTGGCATCCTTTTAATGCAAAAATATAACTAAAAATCTTGATCGCAGCAGAACTTCGTGTATCGAGTCCTGAGTCCGTTTGATTCAAGGTAGTATATCCCAAGTATGATTAGACCTGAGACATACTTACCACCCCTTTAAAACGGCTTAAAACACGATTATTTTTGGAGTGTATAGAGTAAATTTCCTCTTTCGGCTACACAGCCAGAACAAAGGTCATTTACTAAGGCTGAACCAAAAATCATCAGCATAAAAGCTATTAAAGTAAGAACTATAATATACTTTTTAATTACACTCCACACGTTCCACCCTTACCAGAGATATCACAAATATCGTGAGCCTCTTCTTTATACTCAATTCCCACTTTATCGATAACATCAGAATACGAAACTGGAGTTAGAGGTTGACCACCTCTTGATCCATCAGCATAGAATGTTAATCCTCGAAGACGATGAGCATACTTGGCAATCATTTTTGCCATACTCTCAACTTTGTTTTCGTTATTCATATCTGACCCCCAAGAAGGTAAATTGATTGTGGAAGAAATTCCCATATCAACATAATCTTGAACATCAGCTTGAAACTGAATTCGTCTTTCTGGATCATCCGATAAGTCTAAGGCACTTTCTATGTCATTATCACTCACCCCATACTCCTTCATAATTCTGTCAGCTGAACTATCGACTACATATTGGAAAGTCCAATCGTGACCATCCTTTAAATATCTCCTCTTATATGCAACAGCAAACAAGGGTTCTATTCCAGTAGTTGTTCCAGCCAGAATACCAATAGTTCCAGTTGGAGCTATAGCACGATTAGCAACAGGTTTAGAAATAGACTTAGAGTAAGCGAAACTTTCAGAAGTTTCATCTGATACGTTTTGGTATATTTGTAACCAATTCCTGAGTTCTTCATTAATTTCATATTTAAATCCTCTCTGAAGTTGCCACTCGTGAACTCCCATTAATCCAAGTCCTATTCTTCTATTCTTTTCTCGGACTTGCTCGATTTTTTTATAAGGCACTTGCCCTCGAATAGTTCCACAAATTAAAAACTTTGTAGCCAATTCTGTTACAGCCTCTAACTCTTTTATATTTTCAATTTTACTTAAGTTAAGTGAACCAAGATTACAGAGGTCGCTGTCATCAGAACTAGTTACTTCTGTACAGGCATTACGAAGAGTTTCCGTGTCTTTTAAATAGTTAAAAGAAAACCCAGCCTCACTAGTACTCATCGCCTGTCTGACATTTGTTAAGAATGTGTCATCCAGTTTTCCAGTTTGAAAATAATTATTAAACCACTTCGTTTTGTAGTTAACAGAAATGTTGGTGTAATCCATTGGAGCTGGAAAATTAAAGTTTTCTTCTTTTAACTTTCCGTAGTTTGTATCTCCAATTTCCATATCATACCAATTCTTCATAATCTGGAATTCTTCGATGTCTCCGTGGTCGTGGTCTAAGGATGCATAGATTGCACTTCTTCGACTTCCACCTTGCATTACTTGCCTTCCAATATTATTGATCATCTCCATAGCTGGTAAAGCTCCAGAGGCTATGCCCCCAGTTCGCTTTAGATAGCTCCCAGAGGGTCGATAAACAGAATAATCTATTCCAATACCCCCACCAGACATAAGACAGCTTGTTGCTTTCCAAGCAATATTAGCCCAATCTTCTCTTGTATCTTCCTCAGCTCTGAGTAGGTAGCAGTTATTATAATATTTTAATTCTCTACCAGCATAATAAAGATACCTTCCCCCAGCTATAAATTTCATTTCTTGCATATAACTTATGAGGTCGGAGATTTCATCTTTTTCCATTAATCCGTTACAGACTTCGTGAACTAAAGTTGTGCAAAGCTCATCCCAAGTATTACATCCTTCCTTGTGGCGATACTTTAAATTAAAAATATCTTCAGCAAACTTGTTCCGAAATACTGGGTTTAAATTTGATTTAAATGTCATTTGGTTCTTTCCCTTCTAATTGATTTATTCTCATTTCGCAGTAGCGAATACATTTTTGTAAATCGGTAATTTCGGACTGAACTTTATCCATACCATCATACATTTTAGAACCAGCTCTAACGCAATACTTGATGACATTTCCTCGCCAAAATTCTAAGCCATTTTTCATAATGAATGAAATAGGCTCGATGATGTATTGTTCGTAATGCTTAGGCTTAGTTATTAGTTTTTCTGCGTTCATATTTTAGGTCTCCATAATATTGGCTGGTCAGTTTTTTCATTCCAATCTGACCAATGTAAAATCCTAGCCATCTGAGCCTGTTTGATTGCATCCTCTTTACTTAGGTTTGCCTTTAAATATGCTCTCTCAACTAGTGACCAATCTGGTCGAATTCCAAGAATTTTCTCGGCAGTTTTTTCTCCAACACCTTGCAAACCTCGATATCCATCAGCTGGATCGCCAGTTAACACCTGTTTAAGAAAAAATCGATTTGCCTCTTGTTCTGAAATAGTCAGCCTCTCATCACTAAGAGGTCTATACAATTCCGATGGAATAGTTTTCATATCCTTATCGTCAGAAACAATAATACATTTCGTTTGGTTTATTGGCATCGTTGCCATAATTCCCATACAGTCATCAGCCTCTAGTTTTGGCTTGGAAAAGTGTGGGTATTCTTCTTTTGCCCAATCCAGCAGAGCTAAATACCCTACTGGCTTACGACTTTTTTTACGATTGGATTTATAAGACGGATCAATATCTTTTCTAAAATTTAATTTATCAGAAATACAAAGAAGCAAATCATCAGACTTTAGTTTTTTAGAAATGTCTTCTAAAGTTTTTTTAAAAATCTGTTTTGCATCTTTAAGATCAGTCCATAAAGACCAAACATCGTCACCCCAATCAGTCTCCTGTTCTGAGGCTGTACAAGACCTATAAAGATATAAGTCAGCATCGATTAGTAGCTTTTTACTTACCATCGTCATAAATCTCCATTTGATACATTGCATCAAGTCCTATATCCGTGATGCACCACTTATTAGACCAAGTTTCATTATTAATTTTAGTCGTAATAAAACCCTCAGATGCACAAAGACCAATCGTGTCTGCGAAACGTCTGGCAAATCGTGATTTAGTTAAAAAGGGTCTGCGATGGCAGTAATTTAAAACTCGATATAAGTTTTGTAATGTTTCTAAAAGTTCTTCAGTTAACTCTGGATCAATGAGTGTTTGCCCAGTTTGATCCAACTTTGTATTCAGCTTCGATTGGGATTTCGATTTTATATTCTTCCCCTGTTTTTCTCGCCATTTTTCGAGTGATATCACCGACATAGTCTGCATCTCCTTTGACTGCTATTTGGACTTCATCGTGAACCCAAGCAATGATATACGCATCGAGTTTTTCTTCTCGAATGGCTTGGTCAATGTTTAAAATCCATTGTTTACAAATTAAAGCTCCAGCTGATTGCAGTAAGGTATTGAGACCTTTGTGGATACTTCGTATTTTTAATTTTCTTTTATCTAATCCAAAGATGTAGCCTCTTTGAGAGGCATCTTCGACTTTATCTTTTAAAGTCTTTAAACTTGGATTGGCTTGATAAAATTTCTTTTGTAAAAGTTTACCTTCTTTAGCTCCACCATTTACAATTGAACCTAACTTTAAAACACCCCCACCATAAATAAGGGCATAGATAAAAGTCTTGGCTTGATCTCTTGTTGGTAGACCAGCATCTTTTTGATTTTTAGTGTGAATGTCACCATTTAAGATTTCATTTTTATATGCACCACCATCATCAAGAAAGTGAGCTAAACATCTTAGCTCTAAGCCAGAAAGATCAGCTCCAACTAATTGGTAGCCTTTTGGAACTGTAAAAAGCTCTCGGCATTCTTTGCCATACTCAGCTCTTACAGCTGGAACTTGTCCTAAATTTGGAGATCGATGAGCTGACCTTCCAGTAACAGTTCCATTAGAGATTAAACTATGATGAAGTTTATTTTTATTTGTTACTAACTTCAGCCAAGCAAATCTTCCCTCAGCTAACATTCCAATTCTTTTTTGAAGGAGAAACATTCGAGCAAGTTTTTTTGCCTCTGGATAAGGTAATGTAATTAATACACTCTCATCAATTTGAGCATCACCACTTGGTGTAAACTTCTTCGGTTTCCAACTATATTTTTTTTCTAAGCAGAATTGAATATGCTTTCTGGAGTTTGGATTAAACTCAACTGTTTTTTTCTTAATAAATGGAACATCCTTCACATATCCTCTAGTTTTATTATTAACTTTTGGAATAAATGTTTCTTGAATTTCCCAAGGCTCAAATAAAGTTTGTAACTGCTGTTCAAGCTCATTTCGTTCTTTAGCTAATTTGCCATAGAATAAACTTGCCTTTTCAACATCAAAATCCCATCCAGCTTTACCAATTCGGTCACAAAGTTCTGAGACTTTATGCTCCAAATCAATGGCATCCTGAGAGTACTTTTCTGGAGATAATTTCTTAAGTAAAGAATGAGTGACTTCTAAGTCTTGCTCACAATACTCCAGCATCTCCTGAGAAAACTCTTCCCATCCACCATCGTAATCGCCTTTATTATTTCCTAGTCTTAAACCCCAAGCCTTTAACGAATGTGATCCATATAGTTTTTTAGGAATTTTTCGATTTTTATCAAAGTCATCGTTAACTAAATCAGCCTCAATTAATCGTGATAAAACTAAAGTATCAACAACTTTTCCTTCTGGTTTCCAATCTGGATAAATTTTCTGTATGGCTGGAATATCAAAAGAAATAATATTATGACCAATAATGTCTTCTCCAGAATTTAAAACTGATAAACCAAGTCGAATTTGTTCCTTAGTTGTGTAGGAGTAAACTTTATTAGTCGTAGTATCCTTCATACATAAACAATGGATTTTTGTTAACTCAGGTAAAAGTCCATTGGTTTCAATATCAAATATATAACTCATAGCTTTCCTTTAAAATTTTACTTCATCTTCGAGAAGCCTTCCCTGTTCGTGGTCATAGAAAACTGACCCAGCAAATCCTGTTTCTCCAGTAAATCTATTCTTAAGAACAAATAACTTTCGTTCATTACTATCAGGGTTATCGGCATTAACTTGAAGGCTGACACATATGTCAGAAAGTTGTGCAATCGAGTGAGAGCCTCGTAACTGTCCTAGACGTACTTTTACACCATCCTCGTGACCTTTATCGCCTTCAGGTCGCTTTAAATGGCTTACAATAATAAGACCTATGTCCAGCTCTTGAACTAATGACCTTAACTTCGTCATAGTCATATCGATTAACTTTCGTTCATCATTTGTAGCTAGACCAGAAACAAGAATACTAATGTGGTCTAAGATAATAAATTTAACTCCCATTGCCTTAGCCATAAAAGTTATTTTATTGCAGATTAAATCGACATCCGTACTTCCGAAGTGATCATAAAGATAAATGTCTTTGTCATCTGTAAAGACCTCATCAAAAGCCTTTAGGATTTCTTCTTCATTTGTTGAAGAACGATCAACACAAATATTTTTTGATAAGTGTATTCCAAGAAGACCTAAGATTGTTCTCTTGTTACTTTCCTCTAGCATAATCATACCAGATCGATAGTCATTCATATGTAATGAATAGGCTATTTCTCTAACTAGAGTTGACTTGCCGATACCAGACCCAGCAGTAAAAGTTACCAGCTCACCAGTACGAAGACCTTTAGTAATTTTATTTAAGCCTTCATATGGATAGCTAATGGCTGACGTAGCATCATCCAAACTAATACTTGATCTGATATCACTTGCTACGACTATTCCGTCTGGGCGAAAATCTTTCGCTTGAAATATAGCTGTGATAACTTCGTCAGACTTTCCCTTTAAAAGACACTCATTCGCATCCTTCATTGGCAGTCTGGCTATTTTTGTTTTTCCAACAGGCAGTAATTCAGCCACCTCTTGAGAGGCTTTTTGCCCTTGGTCATCCATATCAAACATCAATACGACTTCTTCAAATTGGTTGACGTAATCCCAGTTATTTTGGATTGATCTTTTGGCTGAGGTACAGCCATTTGGGAGTGAGACAGTTGCCCATCTATGCCCTTGAATTTGTGAGACTGACATTGCATCAATTTCACCTTCGGTAATAACTAACTTTTTGCCTTTGTTCCAAAGGTGTTGCCCAAACAATTGCATTTTATTTGCATTGCCAGTAATAGAAAAGTTTTTATCTGGAGTTCTAATTTTATAGGCAACTACAGCTCCAGTTTTATCTCTGTAAGATGCCATTTCATTTCCATCAGCAGTCGTTAAATATCCAAATTTACGACAAGTCTCCTCACTTAACTTTCGGTGAGGCAGACCTTGGATTTTACCTTTCGAGAATATCGTTTTTTTGAAGGTTTTATTCTTTGTCGATACTTCTTTGAGGTTAGCTCTCGTGCTATTGGGTTTATAGGTGTTACAGGAGAAACAATACGAATGACCATCATCATATACTCCGTTTGCATCTGTCGAACCACACTTTGAACAGGGTTCGTGGTTAATAAAAGTTGAGTTGTTATGCTCAATCATATTGATCTCCTAATGTCTTAAAATGTTTGGGGTGACTATTGAGAGTTGAACTCAATCAAATACATTCACAATGTATTGTGCTACCATTACACCATAGCCACCATAAATTTATGCAGAGTGATACCTAAGATATCTTGCACCAGTATTGTCGTACTTATATTCTTTTCGTATTGAAAAGTTGTTGTCTCTAATAAGTTTAGAGATGACTTTTGGAAGGTGAACTATCCTATATAAAGATAGAGCCTCTAAATTAGAAATACTTCCAACATTTCTTAAATGGTCTGTTACCAGTTCTTTTTGAGTTTGTTTGAGTTTGGTCAATTTATATCTCCTTCTAAAAACCACTCATTAGGGATCAGCTTATTGGCATAGATAAATCCGTGCCTTTCGCAGTACATTGCGTAAGTAGTTTTTGATCCCTTATAAAGTTTTGCATTTTGATTTTGGAAAACAAATCGGATGTCGATTTCTGGGAATTGATCTTTTATCAATAGGTGTTTATGCCTATCGTCAGTAACCCATCTCCCTTTTGTTTCCACATAGAAAAAGCCACCCTTCTTAGGTAGCTTAAAGTCTGGGGTATATCGAGCTTGTCTTGATGGCTGGACATAGTTAATTTTTTCTTTTTCGTAAATTACTTTATGACCAGCCTCACTTATTTGTTTAGCTATCTTATCTTCTAGACCAGATTTAAATCCCCTAGAAATTATACTTCTGCGACTGATCAGCATTATCCACTTTAAAGTCAGCTTGAAATTCAACTTCTTGGTCTTGGTTACTAGCTAGAAAACCCTCTTCTTCACCAAACGTAATTCCATCATTACTGTCACCAGATACTGGATTAATAATTTGAACTTTTGTTAGGTGTAGAGAAATACCAATATTTCCCCCAGCCGAATAAGGTGAAATGTATCCACCTAATTTTAGGGTACTTCCACCCCAAATTTTTGGAATACTGCCTGTCATTATTTGACCAGAGGCATCACAAAACTTTGGTTGAAACTTACTTTTAGTCACAATAATTGCGTGACCAGTTTCATCATCAGTTTTAAAAGGTAGTCGGACATTTTTAGCTTTATCTCCAAACTCCTCTTTTACCACTTTATCGACTTGCTTACGCAGTTCTTTTGTATGATCCTCTGGGAGTATTAAATTACACTTATAAACTCCATCAGCATCAAACTGCGTGTCTGGTTGGTTAAGCCAAGGATACATTGCTGTACCCTTGTTAGTTACGAAAATGGTCTTTTGATTTGCCATTATCGAATTCTCCTTCTGTTGTTATTTTAGGTTCATCTAGGATTTCTAGATCAACTCCTAGCTCGTCTGCTTGAGCTAAAAGTATTAAGGGTATAGGCAAGCCTCTCTGTTGATACAGCTTGACCTTTCCCAAGAGCTTTTCTCTTGGATGCATAATTGTCTCCGATGATTTTAAGATAAAATGTGAGGGTCAAAATATGACCCCCACAACTGAAAGATTAATTAGGCAAAGCAGTAGTTGCTTTTTAAAATACCCTTTAAATCTAGGTCTCCTTTTGTAGGAAGGTCTGGGAAATCCAGCTCTTCGGCATTGTCGAGATTTCGAGCAGTATGATCTAAAACTGATTGATACAAATCAAAATTCTCGTACATCTCCACGAAACTTTCCCTTACAACTCGAAACAGAATATCTGTTTGAGATGGAGTAGTGGCAAAGCTATCGTGAATTAGGAAAAAGTCCTTCACATTATTTTCAAGTCCTTTAAGAACAGTACTAAGTAAGTGTGATGCATCCATACTATGAATAATATTAGGTGCAATAGCCGACTTAGCTTTAGACTTCATAATCGTATGTGTTGGCTTTTCCTTTAAGGTTACTTGCTGTCTAGTAAGGCATTTTGCCTCTCTGTCGTGCAAGTAAATCTTAATTTTTTTAACTTTCCATTCAGAATATTTATGAATGACAGGAAAACCTAATGGAGTTTTCCAGATCATTGGCTTAGACTGATGGGAAGTTAGACCAGCCAAGTCTTTAAAAAATGACATTCCAATAGATGCACTTTCTATAACTTGGTTGATGGCGATCCAGTTTTTCTTAGCAAGATAATTTGATGCTTGAAAACCTTCGTCAGTTCCAAATGGATGACTTTCGATTTCATTAGTTAAAACTTTATCCGAAAGACCTCTCATAGTGTCTTCCATTATTTGATTTTTAAAACCAAATTGTTGGGAAGAGTAACCATAAGTCATAGTATTTCGTTTAACAATTTTTCTAGTGATACCAAATTTCAGCCACATATTCGCTAATGGACAGTCGTTTTTCGCATCCAGTTTGACTTGCTCAAGAACTTTATCGGCAACAGCTTGATAGATATCTTGAGGTTTATCAGACGGAGTTAGATTAACTAACTGCCCATCAGCCTTACTTCTTGCTGATGCACTATAGTGCTGTACTCCACTATTTGAGCCATCAAGGGCAATGGGAAGTCCACAAACATAGTCATCTCCCCTGTAGAGATATTCCACAAAGTGAATGCAACTAGCAAGAAACTGAAAAGGTTTGTCAGCTGTAGACCAATAATCAAAAGTGTCTTCATAAGAATTGGCAACACTTTCAATTATCTTTTGATTATCTAAGACCCATTGAATTCGATCATCAAATGATTTCTTGGAACATTTATCAAAGTCACCGACAGTTGCTAAATGAATAGCTAACCATTTTGCTCCGTCTATTCCAAGTTTTTTACCATTTGAAAACTCAAACATTGCTTTGATATGATCGTCTCGATGATGAGAAAAATGAGGAATAGGATAAACTCTACCTCTAAAATCTAAATTATGAGGTAACCAAAATTTATCATACTCCTGTAATTCTCTGGCTGTTGATAAATCTTGAGACATAACAGCTCTAAGTCCGTCTATCTCTCGATTTTTTATAACAACCTTCTTCGATTGAAATCTCCAGCCATTTTGCTCGGCTTTTGACATATCATCCCAATTGTCAGGTTTTTTCTTGGCTTCAATATGCTTTCTTCGTGGAAATTTTCCGAAGGATTTATCACTTTTCCAACACCACTCAACAGCATCCACGATGGTTTTATTAATTGTGAATTCAGTTCGTTGTATAGCATTTAAAGCATAAATCGTAGGAAGAATACTGCGATCTTTAAAAGCCTTGTCAATTTCCATTTTATGCTCAGAAGTAGGTGATCTAACTAAAGTAACTTCGGATGATAATGCTGGTTCTAAGTAGCAACCAGTATTATAACTTTCCCAATCTTTAGGTTGAACAACCATTGGAGCTTTCATTGGTTCTTTCCAAGAGGCTACAAAGTCTAGTTCAGCAAGTCTTTCGGATGCAACGTCAGTTAAGCCAATTCTTTTTATTGTCCTATTATTTTTATACTGCTCCCAAATTAAAAAGATTTCAGAACATTCTAAGACAGCATTAAAAATTGGTGTTGCAACCTTAACTCTTTTTTCTTCCAGCCAAAAATCAAATTCAAAGCCATTCTTTTCTGCAATTCGTTTAACAGCTTTTTCTTTTTCTCTAACTGATGATGAGTGACCCTTTGAAACTATATGTAATGCTCTTTTGCTTAAGTCATTATTGAATTCCTTAAAGTCTAAAGCATATATTTCCCACATCACTCGATTACCAATTGATGATAAGGTTTTTGTAGTACTAGACTTAAGTGTAACACCATCCATTAAAGTTGTAAGTCCTATGTAGCCAAGTATATCTGGATCTAACCTACTAAGGTCTTTATACCAAAAAGATTGGCTACCAGAAAAAGTACCATCGGCTTTTTTAATAACTTTGTTTTTTTCAGAGTTTAAAACAGACGTTAATTTCTCAGACACTCTATACAGACTATCCGTAACCAACTTATGTGGGTTCTTTTGAACTGACGTTGACTTAAGTTTTTCTAACCGATTGTGGTAACGATCTCTTCCATCAGAGACCATTCTCTTTTCTCGATTTATTTCATTAAGAACATTATTGTTTTTCATAACCACTACTCCCCATTATCGCTTTCGTAAGGCTTAGGGTGGACACTCGGTGAAATGCCCAGAAAAGTAGTGTTGTTGATGGTAAAAGTGAAAACAAGTTATTGAACCATTTATTCCAAAGTAAATAAACTAGTTCTGTTTTAAATTCGCTGTTAGTTGGTTTAATTAAAAGTGGTGGAGCAACTGCCCTTATAGGTAGGGAACGTAACCACCCTCGATGATTCGCTATTTTCATTTTAAGAACACATACGAATTCATTGCATAACATCCCATTACCAGCTCTTGAAATGTAATTTCGACTATCTTTAAACCACTTCAATAGTCGAATAAATTGTGTGGTATTATCCTCAAGGAAAAATAAATTAGAATGATCATAAGAAAACTCGGTCTCATAAAGTTCCATATATCTTGTGCCGATATAGTCGGACTTTGGTGGTGAGTTATTCCAAAAGACTTTTTTATGACCAATAGAGCCTCGTGGTGCAGTATCTTTTCTTTTAAAGGCTACTACTACCTTTTGATTAGCTTTGATTTGTGTACCCATTATAATCTCCTTTATAAGTTAATAGGTTAAGGGTGGAACAGATTTGATTTAATCAATACTACTATGACAAAACTGAATATTACTAACTGTGTTTGCATAGCAGTTATGCGTAAAACTGCATTAAGTACCTGATTGATATAATCCGAGTGTCCACCCTTAAGATTAAACATTTATTACATTGCCTCATCTAATTGGTCAGCAATGCTACATAAGTTATCAATATCTGCGTGGACATATCTCGCAGTAGTTGACTGCGATTTATGACCTAAGATTGTACCAATTATGAGAGTATTGACCTTCATCTCATTTGCCATCTTAGTAGCACAAGTGTGTCGGCTAACGTGAAAGACAAAAGGGTCATCTTTACCCTTGCCAATACGTTTTTTAGCCTCTCTCCATAGGGCATAGAATTGTTTTTCCTTATACTTATCTTTAACTTTTCCAAGCCTCTGTAGAGCCTCTAAAGAGGATTTATTGAGAGGAACTTTTCGGTCACTCCCATTCTTAGTTTTTGGAAGGTAGTAGTACTTCTGGCATTGAGAAATAAAAGCAGTATCCCCAGCTTGAAGTATTTCCCCTAGTCTCATTCCAGTATGAAGACCAACAGTAAACATATCAACCATCCATTGCTTTCTGGAGTTTTTAAATAGCCAATAGATTTTCGATATTTCTTCAGCAGTAAAAAAACGAATTCTACCCCCCTTTTCCTTCTTCCAGTTAAACTTTGGTGCGTGAGGAATTACTTCTTCTTTTACTGCGTGTTTAAAGACTAGAGAGATGGCTGAGGCATATCTATTACAAGTACCCTTAGATAAACCCAAGTCATCCTCTAAAAAGTTTAAAAAACGATTAATGTCTCTTCCTTTAAAGTCACCTAAGTAACGATGACCATATCTCTCAAAGTCAAAAAACTTATCTAACTTAGACATTGTGTCTCTAATGTGTCTTTCTGATGACCCATCAAAGATATTTCGTTTTTCATTTAAGGTGAAATGTCGAATTGTTTCTTCAACCATTAGGCAGTCTCCACATAATACGTTTTATATTTGTTTTTCAATTTCATTTGCTTCATCGAAATTGGTAGCCATTGTCTTCTGGCAAAGTTAATCCCAGCTTTAATCTCACGATCAGAAAATCGTATGCTGAGTTTATTCCTAAGTTTACCGAAGGTGTTTGAACCAGACATAACTGCAATGTTGACCTCAATTGCAATCCTTTCCTTATAAAGGTTTGTTAGTGGTCGATTTGACATTGCTACAGTAATGTATGGTTTTTTATTCTGTTCCAAAAACTCATTGATTGGATGAGCTTGTCTTCTGAGGAACTCAGGTATTTCTAAAGTCGGCATTTGCATCTCCATTGCAGTTAAAGTTTACAAAAGCCTACTGGTGCTATACCCTCGATAAATAGTGGTGGTACAGCGAGTTAAAGGATTGCTAATCCGTCAACCTGTAACAGTAGACCTTTGTTAGACATAATTACTAATGTAATTAATTCAAGTTTTCAAGTCATTATTTTTAGTATGGAATTATCCTTAGTTAGTTTTCCTGAGTTTTGAAGTTCCTCTTTTTTCTTATTTGCCTCTTCATAAGTATCAAATAAAAGAGTACCATCTATGCTTATATCACTCATAATTCCAAGACCATTTACATTTTCATATTTGTAAATTCGATATTTCTTTTGTTTAGTAAAAGTCATTTAATTCTCCATTGTTGTTATTGTTGAATTCTTCTGTTTGAAGGTATCTTACTTCATATTGTAAATCTTCAAGTAAAGATAAAACCTTATCTCCACTCACTCCATTGTTTGATGCAATAGTATTAATTAGACTATCAACACCTTCCTTTACTACTTTGCTTAACTCTTCATATCTATTATTCATTTAGTCTCTCCCTTCTGTTGTTGAATAACAAATTCTTCGGCTTTCTTTTTAGTTGGAAATTTATCGATGACCTTCCCCTTATAACTGGCAACCCAGTTCCAAGAGCTAGACCACTCACTCTTATATACTTCCCAATTATTATTATTCATTATAGTCTCCAGTATCATTATAGCTAGTCCATTCTCCAACTCGGCTAGGTTTAGGGTTAATTAAAAATTGCTCATCAGAGCTGGGTGCTACTAAGCGAAAGCACCCATCTCCGTTTTGACCTAACAACTGCCTTAAGTCGTTTGGTTTATCTTGATAAGTATACATTAAACTCCTCTAAGTAGTTTCAATTTGTTCGACATCTTGTCGATAGTTTTTATAAAGATAGTCACATACTTTTTCCCAAGTATTTAATTTCTCGCCATCAATATCTCCAGCACAACCATCAAAGTCTGGATTATCACAAGCGATTTCAAAGTTACTATCGTCTTTGATTTCTCCATAGCAATATGTAGTGCCACCATTTGGTCTTTTATAAATATAATCTGTATAATCTTTAGTCATTTTGTTTTCCTTATTTTGTTAAGTGAGAATATCTCAAGACAGGAGCAAGATGCCCCTGTTTCGTTCTTACGAACTCGTCAGTTGAGAATTAGTTTTGATCTGTTTATATAGTTTTGCGTGATCTACTACTGAAGAAATGTCAGACTTAATTAAATCAATAATCATATCACTAATTTTTGGTGATGCTCTTCTGCTACAGTCTTTACCATCTTTAAGTTTAGATTGCCAAAAATGAGATTGTTTATGAGAAAATGCAAAGCCATTAGGATCTATATTTTCCCATCCATCAGTAAAATACCATCCTTGGTATTCAGCTCCATCTTTAGAAGAACATTTAATACCAACCATTAATGGACAACCATCAAATATTTGCCCCATAGTTCTGGCATCCCACATATCAAATTTTTCCATTTGGTTATGCTCCCTTTCTAGTTAAATACTTTTGTATTGCATTTTCAAATGCTTCAAATGGATGACTACCTGATGCAGTATACTCTTTATAATCGTCTTCATCTTGTTCACCAGATGGATTAAATATATCAGGCAAATTAAAAGTGCATCTTACTTCGTCACCATCAAAAGCAGTTACACAACCAACTACTTCATAGTCATAACCATTATGTGTATGCTTAACATTCCAGATTGGTCTTTCTGTATGATAATCAAAAGCACCAGTACCCTCTCTCTCAAAAAGAAAGTATGATGATTTATCTGAACCTTTTACATTTACATAATTGCCCCAACGAACAGCTGGTGTACCTCGTAACTTTGTTTTAAATTCTTTTGGATAAGCATAATTCATAATTTATAGCCCCCTCATCTGTACTATTTTATCTTCTAAACTTTCTAGTTCGTCTCTTTTGTCTTTCCAGTATCTTATTTGATCAAAACGAACTTGGCTTTTACCTTCACCACCATTTCTCCAGTAATCCATTTCTTCTTTTATTAAATGATTATAATGAATAATTTGATGTTTGATTACTTCCAGTATGTCTAAGTTATATGTAGTCATAGTGTTTTCCTTATTTTGTTAAGTGATAGTCTGAGGTGATCCTTTCGTTCTTTTGAACTCCTCAGTAGGAACTACATTCCTAGAGGATCACTCTTGTCTCGGCTTATCGTTTTGGATCGTTTTTACAGCGACTTACTATTTCATAGTGTTTAAAGAGACTTTGGGAAGTTTTTGATCAAGAAGGGAGTTAAGACTCTTGCCTCTCGAAACTATTTGAATGAGATACCTCTAAACTCATTTTTGCTAATTTTATCTGGGTTATTAAATTCTCCTATTTTGTTGCCCCTACACACAATATAATAACGAAATAACATTCTACAAGGGCTACAAGGTAAAAAAATATAAAAAAAGTGAAATTAATTAGTATTAGTCACTTTTGACCAGACATTAGTCCAAGTTCATAGAAATAGAATGTGGTGGATGGAATTTAAGGCTCTAGGAGAGTCAGGAGAGAGTCAAAGAGGATGGCAGTAGTATGATTATGAGTCAAACATATTACTGGTGACTCTAGAGTCTTTATATGGCGATTGAGAGTCATTGGCAGAGGGGATGGGATTTGAACCCACGAAAGACATTACTGCCTTTGACGAATTAGCAATCCGTTGCTTTCAACCACTCAGCCACCCCTCTCCATTAAATTTGAGAGGTGCAGAAGACTAAGGAATTAACCTTCTGCACCATCACTTAACAAATTGAGCTTGTGGGCATCCACTTGTAAAATATCAGCAACCCATATCAGTCTGTTCCACCCATATCTCGGCTAATGGGGATTACTCCTCAAGCTCAATACCATTATATAATCTCACTTTCACCGAATGTCTACCCTTAAGAGAATAACTTAAAACGTGAAAGGAATACTTGGGTAATGCCAGATGGATGGGAATGGTGGCTACTAGCTATGATTACGATAAATACAGTCTTTAATGTCTTTAGATACTTTGAGGTAAGACTTAGGAAGAGACGAATGAATAAGAATACAAAGGTCAGCAATGATGTTGATTATATGTCTAGTAAGATAGACGAAGAGGATAGACGAAGGTGGATGAAGGATCGATACATAGTCCGACAAGAGAGTGAACGTAGGTTTAATGACTATAGTGGAGACGGAGGTGGAGACTTGGGTCACAATGCATTCTCTAAGTTTGGCTAAGGTATAAATCCCAATTTTTATCAACACTTATTGACCCCTCGCCAATAATTTTCAGAATAATAATCCTAATGTCTAATGTCTTAGGATTTTATATTTGTCTTTCCAACGGATGACATATCCGTTGCCAAAGAAACCTAGGAAAACCAAGGGTTACAGAAGAATAAGCTGGAATTTTTAGTTACATACTAGGAAAAATGACCCCCTATGGGTCTAAATACAATCAATTTCAAAAAAGTTGTTAAACCTTGTTGTTATTGTTGTTGTTGTCTCACCCTTTTAACTACGGAGTAAATTTATGGAACTACCTAACGATGTCGAAGAAATGTCTGACGATCAAATTAGAGAACAAATTAAACTCGCTCAAACTGAGCTAGATACCCTTTATAGTGAACTCTCGAAACGTGAGGAAAAAATCATTGCCGAGGCTCAAACTCGTTTTCAAAGAGCAAGAGATGAACTTCAGAAAGTTTATCAAGACAGCTCACAATCAAATAGCCTGAGAAGAGTATTCCATTTGATGGATACAGGATATTAATAAAGGATAAGTAATGGCTCTAGAAACTGGAACATATATTGACAGCTTGAATGCATCAAACCCTACTGCTACGGATGCCCTCGCACAAGCTGATGACCACCTAAGATTAATCAAGAGTACAATCAAAGCTACACTCCCAAATGTTTCTGGAGCTGTTACCCCTACGCACACCGAATTAAACTATTTGGATATTACAACACTAGGAACTTCAGAAGCCAGTAAGGCACTCACAGCTGATGCCAGTGGTAATATCCTAATCCCTGATAGTGACATTATTAAAATTGGTACTGGTGGCTCAGATTTGACCCTATACCACGACAGTAACAACAGTTACATTACCAATGGTACTGGGGCATTAAACGTTGCCACAACAGCCTCTGGTATCGCTGTTAACATTGGTCACACAACATCCGAGACAACCATAAATGACAACCTGACTGTTACTGGTAATCTCTCGGTTTCTGGTACGAATAATATTGTGTCTTTTACGTCTGGAATGGTGATGCCTTATGCTGGTGCATCTGCTCCAACTGGTTGGCTACTGTGTGATGGTAGCGAAGTCTCTGCCAGTACATATGCCGATTTAAAGACAGTAGTCACAACAACCTATGGCTCTTACACGGATGGGTCTGGTGGAACTGGAACGTCACACTTTCGCATTCCTGATTTACGAGGTCGTGTCATTGCTGGTCAAGACGATATGGGTGGAGCAAGTGCAAACCGATTAACCTCACCAATTGATGGTGATACGTTGGGAGCGAGTGGTGGTAGTGAGTCTCATCAACTAACCATCGCAGAAATGCCAAGTCACACGCACAGCTATAGTGCTGGTACTGCTTCCGTCAGCTCCGTGGCATCAACTGGAGTATCAACAGCTCCAGTATCACAAACAACAGGGGCAACTGGTGGTGGTGGCTCACATAATAACGTACAGCCAACCATTATTTTAAACTATATTATTAAGACGTAAATTATGCCTAACTTTCCAATTAGAAACTTAGGTCAAGTTGGAGTTATTACGGATGTATCCCCCTATAACCTTCCAGTAAATGCCTTTACGTCTGGATTTAATGTTCGATTTGACGAAGGAAAAGTCAGACGTTCACCAATCTTTAGAACAGTCAAAGACAGCCTTGGATTTAACCCAAGATACAGCTTTGGAATATTAAATACGTCTTCCTTTGATACTGTCTTACTTGTCTCGGACAGCTGGGTTATAAATGAATACTCAAGTGGAACAGTAACTGACCGATCTGGATCAGTCTCTGGGTCGAGTGATCCAAGGGCATACACAGGAACAAATTTAAGTAACATTGTCTACATTAACAGACCAGACCGAATTCCAGTTTATCGGCTGTCTACAGGCACGAACTTTGCTGACCTCACAAACTGGACTGCCGATTGGAGAGCTGTGTCTCTTCGATCCTATAAGAATTTTTTGATTGCCCTTAATATGACTGAGGGGGCAACATCCTATCCCACAAGAGTGCGATGGTCGAATACAACAACAGCCAATTCAATTCCAGACAGCTGGGATGAGACGGACACAACAAAGTCAGCTGGGTTTAATGACCTTGCTGAAATCACAACGGAAATTGTTGATGGAATGTCTCTTGGGGCTAACTTTATAATCTACGCATCAAATAGTGTATGGCTAATGGAGTTCGTAGGTGGAACGTTTATTTTTAACTTTCGTAAGCTGTTCACGGATACTGGAGTTATTAATCAAAATTGTGTAGTCGAAGTGGATGGAAAACATTTTGTTTTTGGCTCTTTTGATATCTATATGCACGATGGAACAACCAAGCAATCCATATCGGATGAGCGAGTAAAACGATTTATTTTCGATAATTTAAATAAACAAAATTCAGATAGATGCTTTGTTCAGCATAATCCAGATTTAAATGAAATATATTTTTGTTATCAGTCTGGTGATAACGACTCAAATTTTCCGAATTCGACACGATGCAATAGATCAGCAGTTTACAACTACAATAATAATACTTGGACATTTATGGATATTCCAAATGTCAGCTCTGGCACACTTGCCAATATTAATACCATAACAACCTATGCCAATGCTGGATCATTAAATTACTCAACAATTGGTGGGTCGTATTATGACCAAGAGGATAGTTATAATCGCCATACCTTAATGGCTGGTGAGGATAATTCTACGGATGGAATTACTTCCGATAAACTTTATGGATTAGACGTAGCTGATGGTGGATCACTTGCCTTTAACTTGGATACCGAAGCCACAAAAACCCCAATTATTGAGCGAGTCGGCATTGACTTGGATGAGGCTGATACAGCCTTAAGCCAATACAAAGTCATCACAAAATTATATCCTCAAGTTAATACAAATAATGTTAACGATAAAAATGTAACTTTTCAATTTGGAGCGAGTGACGTTCCGAATGCTACACCAACGTACTCAAACTCAACATCATTCAATACCGAAACTCAGTATAAAATTGATAGTCGTGTATCTGGAAGATACTTGTCTTATAAGATGACTGTCTCCGATAACAAGGACTTTGAATTTTCTGGTTTTGATATGGATGTTGAAACAACTGGAAGACGATAATCTTATGCCAAATACTTTTAAGTTAAAAACAAATACGAATATGCCATCCTCGGCTGGAAGCCCAGATACTCTGTATACAGTTCCATCGTCAACACAAACAATTATTGTTGGACTAGTTTTATGTAACCTCGATACATCATCACGAACAGCATCCGTTTTTATTGATAGATCATCCTCAGAAGACGTTTTTCTATTAAAGAATGTTCCAATTGTTGCTGGTTCAAGTTTAGAAGTTTTGTCTGGTGGTAAAGTTGTTTTAGAAACTACTGACGTTTTAAAAATTGACTGTGACGTAGCTGACAAAATTGGTGCATCGTTATCGATTTTAGAGATTTCATAAATGGGCTACATTGGATCAAGACCAGCTAATGCGTATACAACGTTTTCTAAGCAAGACCTAACTGGAACAACTTGCTCGGCTGGTGCATCCGTAACTTTAAATAATTCTGCTACAACAGCATCAGATATCCGATTAGTTATAAATAATGTTATTCAAGAGCCAGACACAAGTTACACTTGCTCAGGCAATCAACTGACAATTTTAAATACTCCAGTTGTTGCTAGTGACGATTGGTATGTTGTGTTTTTATCAAAGGCTTTACAAAGTGTAAATCCACCAGATAATAGTGTTGGTTCGGCTCAAATAGCAAGTTCTGCCGTTGATTTAACTAGCAACAAAG